GGATCCAGAGAACAGGCCAGCAGATACACCGCCTGGAGGTGCGGCGGACGAATGTCTTCAAACGCGGCCTTTTCCAGGGAGTCATACAGGTTCGGCCTTCCTGCAGCGGCAAACAGTTCCCGGACCATCCCGTCCAGGTCAACGGGATGGTCATTCTTTTCAGTGGTGTCGGTCCCGGTCGGTGCGTTTGCCGTCACCACTTCCGCCATCGTCTTTTCCGGTGGTGCAGCTGCCGCTTTTTTCGGGTTCTTTTTCGGTTTGGATTTTTTGGAACGGCCTGGTTTGCCTGATTTCCCTGATGCTTTTTTAGCCTCCCGCCGTTCCCGGTCCATTCTTTTCCGGCACTCTTTGCAAGTGGTTTCAAACCCGTCCTTTGTGAATTTCGATGCGTAAAAATGTTGGGCCGCCACATCCAGCCCCACCACCAGATCACAATGATTGCAGGTTTTGCCTTCCACCACCGGCCCGCATGGATTGGTTGCCGGTGGTGCCGCTTCTTCAGCGGCCCCGGCATTGTCCCGTTTCCGGGCCGCGTTTTCCAGTTCGTCCAATTCGGATTTCATTTTATGAGACAGGCTTTCCGAAGTTGTCTCCATCAGTTCCTCCTTTTTGTCCTTGTATTTTTTCATGATTGCCTTGCCCTGGGCGCAGTCGCTGCACTTCGGGTCAAACGGCACCGAATTATATTCCCGCCCCGCCCGGGTTGGGTCAGCATTCCGGGCAGCTACCTGTCGTTTCATGCACCCGGTGATGGAAATCGGGCACTGGTGGGTTTCGCAGAACATCTGGTTGATTATCTTTGCCATTACCTGGCCTCCGGGTTCCCCTGGGCCGCTTTCCGCTTCGCCACCCGCTTCAGGATCAGATACCCGATCAAATCCAGCTCCGGGTCTTCGGTGTCATCGTCCTGGGCAGACCGAATCCGGCTCAACTTGTCATCCATGCGCACATCGATCTGTGCCTCCGGGGCCGCTTTCGAAAAGATCCGCACCGGATTGATGGCGGAATCCCCGTACTTTCGGTTTTTCTCCAAGAGCATTTCCCGGACGCTGTCGCACTCTTTCTGGATGAGATCCTGGGTCTGGGCCAGCGGCGTTCCCTGTTTAGGCCGCCACCACATGAAATCATTCTGCCGGCAGCTGCCGTATCCCACCACGCAGGTGCCCCGGTCTTTGTCACAGGTGTCGCATTTGGAACACGGCACATCATTTTCCCGGGGCCGGGAAGATGATGCCACAAACATCTCAGCAAACGGAACAATCCGGCTGGTGGATGATGCCAGGGCTACGTCATCCCCGTCCCAGGTCACGGAGCCAGACGTCGGCCGGGGCCGCCAGAACGGCCGGGACGGATTGCCCAGGCAGGTATCGATGTCCATGGTTGGCATCGGGCACACCTGGGTGCCGGGTTTGGGCCGTGCGCAGGTGTCACAGTCGCGCCTCAAGTCTTTCAAGGCCGCTTCATAAGTCGCCATATCTTCAGTCATGTATGCCTCTCCTTAAATCAAGCCTTTTTTCTCAGCCAGCCAATCCGGCATGGTAAAAACAACTGTGTCGCCAGGCCCACCATCCTGATCCATTTCAACCAGAGATTTTGGCAGCCAGCATTCCTTGTCACCGTCGGTTACCAACAGCGCCAACGGTGTTTCTTTTTTGATCTCAAGACACACCTCTACGTCACGTACCAGTTTGTCTTTCATCGCATCTCCTCGCTCAGAAACGGCACATAGTCCATATGCCCGCACACCGCGCAGGTAAACAGCCGGCACCCGGCGTTATAGTTTGCCCCCAGGGCGCACTCCCATTCCATACCGGACTGATCCCGCTTCCTGTCCGCCGGGGCATCCTCCGGATACCGGTACACACAGGTGACCGGGTCCCACACGCCGTTGTACTGGCAGGTGTCGCAGGTGTCCCGGACTTCTTCGTCAAACAGGGCCGCCCCGCATTCCGCACATTTTTTCATGGTGCCTCCATTGTCTCTGGTGAATATCATCTGTTTAATAATCAGCCTCCAATCTGGCTGCGAAGTCATGCCCCTTCGTCAGCTTCTTTTTTCTGAATGAACCGCACCACCACGCTTTCCCGTATGCGGACCCCTTTCTGCCTGCCCACCCGGAACGAATCGATCTCGCCTGCGTTGATCAGGTTGTATACGTGGGCCCGGCTGCACTTGAGCCGCTCCCGGACCTGTTCGACATTCAGAATTCTGTCCTTTTGTTCCATAAAGTCTCCCATGAGTTACCGGTTGCCGAACCAGGACGGCCGGGGACGGTTCCCGGTAAGGCCGGCGCCGGCTTTCGGTGGAGATGGCTTGGTGTCTGGTTTCTTTTCCGCCGGATCCCGCAGCAGGTTCACCCCGCCGCCGGGCCACTCCCAGTCCGCCAGGGCCCCGGCGATCACCTCGGCATCCAAATAATGGTTGTCCTTGCGGATCGGCTCCCAGGTCTCGATGCCTTTGGCATTGAGCTGCTTTTGCTCGGCCGTGATCTGACGGGCATAATCCAGGCCGGTGTTCCGGTGCAGCCAGGCCCCGCCGGATTCCGATGCCAGAGCCTTTCCCATGCGCTCGTAAAACATGTCCTTGAGCTTGTCCGTGTCCAGCATCACCAGGCGCATGCCCATCTTCAGGGGCTTGCCGGACGGAGTCTTGTTGAGCACCTGCCCCATTTTCAGCTTGCCGGGCAAAGGACTGGATGACCCTTTGGTGCCCCAAACCCGGCAGGTCCTGGAATACCCCATGTTTTTCTGAAGCCACAGGTATGCCTCCTCCGTGGAGGAAACATCCTGCTGGAACTTGCCGCCGCCGGTATCCAGGGCGGCCCGCCAGATCCGCATGGTCCGGCCAGAATCCTGGACCGGCCAGACCGTGTCAAACAGCATGTGTTCCAGGTCCTCCCAGGTGCCTAAGTGCCCGTAATCCACCAGCCAGCTGGTATAGTCTTTTGCCCAGGCCCGCACCACATAAAAAAACCCCACTTTCTGCATGTCAAACCCGGCGGTCAACGCCACGGCACTGGCAGGCACCACCTGGGGCGGCAGGTCGGCCCGGCATTTCATGATTTCTTCGTCCTCCTGCTTGGCCAGGACCTTGTATTCCTTCCACGGCTCAGCACAGTAACCGTTCATGAAATCCCGCATGTCCGCCTGGGATTTCAGCCCTTTGAGAAACGCGGCCGCGCATTCGGACAACGACACAAAATAAGAGATCCACGCCGGGATATGAAACCCCACCGATGCCGGCCGGCACCGGTCCAGGTGCCCGGCCAGAGCCGCCTTGGAGGTCCGTTCGATCCACACCCCAGCCCGGACCGCCGTGTTTCTGGCTTCATCATCCCACCGGGCCCCGCATTCCGGGCACTCATACCAGGCCAGGGACCGGCGTTTGATCTCGTCCGGGTCCGCCTGGGACCGGCCATCCCATCTGATCTGTGAAAAGGACATTAAGTGCAGGTGGGTGCATTCCGGGCACCGGACATGGTAATCAAACACCGCCTCGCACGCCTTCAGAGCCTGCCAGATGTTGCCGCTCTCCAGGGTGGGGGTGGAGATCTTGATGAACTTGTAGGATGACCGGTACGTGGTGAACCGCTTGTCGATCAGGGCCAGGGGATGGGCCTCGGTGCGGCCGATATTGAACCCTTCCTTGTCGATCTCATCGGCCACCGCGTATTTGATGGGCTTGTTTGCCAGCTTGGACGCGGACCTGGCCCAGGCAAAATAGACCGGCATGTGGTGCAGCCCGATCCGGTGGGAGGTGGCATCCTTGCTCACTCCGGTCAAAAACGAGGACAGCCGGGGAGATGACTGGATCATGGGCAGGACCCGGTCATTGCTGTTTTCCTTGGCCGTGTCCTCATCCGGATACACATACAGCACCGGCCCTGGCGCCCGGTCAATGCAGTATCCGATAAAGTTGTGGGTGGCCTCGGACCCGCCGGTCTGAGGGGTTTTGCACAGCACCACCTCCCGGACACAGGCCGTGCCCATGGTGTCCATCACGCCCGGCAGATACGGGGTAACGGAATTACGCCACAGCCCTGGAAAAGCAGACATGGTCAGAACCCGATGCTTTTCCGACCATTGGCTCACCGGGATGGGCTTGCGTTTGCGGTAAATCTTGCGCTCGGCCCGGGACCAAACCACGGACACGGTCCGGCGGATCCGGGTCCCGGCCCCGGGGGTTCTGGCCATTCCTGCCGCAACCGACGCCCACACCCCCGGCTCGCACCAGACAGGGCGGCCCCGCACAACAATGGCATCCATTTTCATCATAGTTTCGTACCGGAGTCCGGCTCCTCTGTTTCTTCCGGGTTGTCTTCAAAAATCACCTGGAACGACCGGGTGGTGGCATATGTGTTCAGCTGCTCATCCAGACCCCGGTTCAGCGCCGCCATTAAATCCGCGGCCCGCTCCGGCTTGCCGTTGACCAGGGCTATCCACTCCCGGATTCGGATATTGAACAGGTTCCTGAACCCCGACTCCAGCACCGCAGCCCTGGCCGCCAGCTCGGACTCAAAATCCGCTTTGGGGATGTATTTGCCCTGTTCCTTTTCCAGGTCAAAGGTCTTCCGGCGGTGCTCGATATCCTGGATCTTGATGGCGTTCATCAGCTTCTGGGCCTGGAGATTCTTCAGGTCCCCCTTGTTCACGCCGGTCTTTTCCAGATGCTTTTCCGCATATTCCCAGGCAGCCAGGGCCGTGACCGACTTATTCCCGGCAGAGTCCGTGTCCACCGTTATCTTGCCGTTTTCCGCATCGCGGTAAATCTTGGATTTGCTGACCTTGTACCCTTGTCCAATCAGGTATTTCATGGCCTCCAGCAGGGATGAAAATACAAGTCCCGTATCCTGGTCCTTGCGATCAGGCATGATGTGCCTCCCGTTCCACCTCTCCCGGCATTAAAAAGTTTTCACCCGTTATTACGTCCCCCGGGTGATACACCCGAAGGTACCAGTGCACCTCATCATCCCCCATGAACAGCTCCTTGACCCGGTTCCGGATGCCCCGGTTTTTCAGGCCCGGGTCAAACTCTATCTCCGCCCGGTCCCAGGAAGCAAAGATCCGGATTGGATAGGTGCGCAGCAGGTCCCGCAGCTCGCAGATAGGCGGCACATCCGCCGGCGGCAGATAGGCGTGGTCCTGGGCCAGCTCCATAGTGACCGCCGGCGGCAGCCCGGCCTTGATCCATGTCTTGATGTCCACGCCTTTCTCAAACGCCTCTCCTGGGTCTTTGCCCTGGGGGACGGGCCAGCGTTTGGCCTGGGGAAATTCTTTCAGCCACCACCGGGCCGCCTTGGCCCCGGCCAGGTTGTGGTCCCCGGTGTCCAGGGCGATCAACAGACGGACCGCTTTCTGAAGGTGCCAGTACATCCCGGCCCCTGGCTTGGCAGCTGCAGACCCAAGGGCCACGGACCCAACCATGGAGCCGGCCCGCCTGGCGATCAACATCTCATCCAAATCCGCCTCGACAATGACAAACACCCGGTGATCCGGGTTGTGACCGGCCAGCTCCATGCCGGACCCAGGCACCACATAATACTTGACATCCTTGTCAGTCTTCAGGTCTTCACCAGGCCGCCGGATCCGAACCCTGTAAGGCTGCCCGGCCTTGAAAGTCGGGATCACGATCCCCCTGGGAATCCACAGCATCTTGTCCTTTCCTGTCTGGGGGTTGAATATGCGGTCCAGCCCCCAGGCCACCCGGGGCCGGAACAGGCACGGCTTTCCGTTTTCGCCGCCGAACCAGCCCAGGCGGAACCCCTTCACGGCCTGGAGATCCAACCCCCGTCCCGCCAGGTACCGCAAGACCTCGTCGTTGGACAGCAGGGCCTGGTGGGCCGCATCCACGAACGCGGAGGCCTTCGCCCGCCAGGTTTCCACGGGCGGGGTATACGCCCGGGGCTCAAACCGATCCGGGTCCGGACCGCACCCGGACATCACGGCCCGGTACGCCACCGGCCGGTATCCATCTGGCACATCCCCGCGTCCGCACGCCCTGAACGCCTCCGGATACGACATCCCCTTGAACTCCACCAGCAACTGAACGTCATCCCCGCCACGCCCGCACCCACGACACCAGAAAGAACCCCTCCCCCCCCTATCCGCCGGCCAAACGCGAAAACGATCCGACCCTCCGCACCCCGGGCACGGGCCGGCCCATTCTCCGCCATTGGTCGTCGCCACCTTCTTTAGCACCACCCCTGCGCCCTCCGCCAGCTGCACCATGTCCGTCATGCCCACCTCCCGGAACCTGGTCCACGGCGACCAAAAGCGATTCTACCCCAGGCCAGGGAGTCTGATCCCGGATTCGTTCCCACTGGGACGATGGGATAAACCCGGACTGTGGATTTGAAATTCTCCAAACAGGCCAACCATTTAAAAACAAAGGAAATCTTTTCACCTCTTGGAGGATTGGATAATAAATCATAAAAAAAAGGAAAAACAAAAAAAGAAAAAAACATTTTAAAGTTGTTAGTGTTCATCCTCCGATCCTCCAAAGCTGGTTATCCCTGTATGCTTTTCTGTAATTTTTTCAAGCTATTATATTGTTCTGGACAATTTAAAATTATCCTTTTTCACGGTCCCGTATACTCCCATTGTCCGTGCCTGCCGTTTAAAACGGACCAGGGTGGTTGTCAGGTCCGTCGTCATCCAGCAACCCGATACCGGTATACCGGATGGTGCCGGACTTGACCCGCTCGAACCGCTTCCCAATCCATTGCCCGAACCGCTTTTTTTTCGGGATCCGGTTGGACACGTTCTCTTTCCACCAGTCCTCGAACCGGGCATACAATGAGGACGCCGGCACCGAATACCCCGGGCCGGTGATGCAGCACTCCTCAATAAAATCCCCGACCGAGTCCTCATCCTTCTGGTACTCATCCACGGCCGCCTTGACGATGGACGGCGGATCCAGGCCCACCTGCTGCCATTCCAGGCAGCCCCGCACCATCCAGGCGAAGATGCCTGGCAGCTCTTTTTCCAGCTTCTTGTACAGCATAGGATCGGCCCGGCGCTCGTTCTCGGCAGCCGGCGGCCGGTCCACAAACGACAGGGTGAACGGTATCACCTTCATGCGCTCCCAGAACGCGAAGTCATCCGCCGGCGCATGGGGTTTGTGGTTGGTGAGCAGGATCAGAGTGTGGGACGGGGTCCACTCCACCTCATATTTGTCATATGGGTTCCGGCCCCTGATCGGATCCCTTCCTGTCAGCCACTTGACCCGGGACGGGCTGATCTTGCGGCCCTCATCAGTCTCGGAGGCAAACGCCATGCGCAGGCCCCGCAGGGTCATGATATCGGCAGACGCTCCGGAGGAGCTGGACGGGTTGAAGTTGTCCAAAAGCATCTCCGGCCGGATAGTGCCGGCCATGGGCCCTAAAACTTTTGTCAGCATGTCCACTATCATGGTCTTGCCGTTCCTTCCCTGGCCGGTCATGACGATGAACACCGACTGGTAGACTTCCCCCACCAGGCTGTACCCGCACACGCGTCGCCAGAAATCCACCAGCGCCACATTACCATCAAAAAGCTCGTGAAGCGATTTTTCCCACAGCGCACAGGGGGCGTCGATCCCCTCCTCCGGCCAGGCCAGGGGCGATGCCTTCAGCAGATAGTCCTCCTGGCGGCCCGGCTCCAACTCCCCGGTCTTGAGGTTCAGTACGCCATTGGCACAGGGCAGCAGCCATGGTTTTTGATCGATCTCCGTGCCATCGATGGCCAGGGGATCCGACGATGTGTGTGTGAAAGTCAGGCAGTTTTTTCGGCGGCGGGAGGACCGCAGCGCACTGACCCGCTTGTTCAGCTGGTCCCGTCGGGCCTCCAGGTGCTTGGTTTCATCCCCCTTGTCCCTCATTTCACGGATATCGCCGGCCACCCGCTGTGCCTCATCCTGGTACACCATGGCAACCCCTTCCGCGCTGGCCATGGCATTGTCCATCTTGTCAATGATCCAGTGGTGCCCAGCCCACTGCATCCACCGGTCCATGGATTTGTTGAAAACAAAATCATCCCGGTACAGGGCCTTGAACAGCTCCGCATCCCCCAACTCGTTCCGGTGAAGGCAATCCATAATGAACTTTGAATCGATCACCGGCCGCCCGCCCTGGCCATCACCACGATGTCCACCTTTGGCGCCACCATGATGGCATCCTCCCCTGGACCCTGCGGCCCTGCCATCCTTCTTTTCTGCATCGGCCAGTGCCGCGCTCTCCTCATCCGCCAACCTTTGGCATTCGGATCTGATTTGCCGCTCATCCATACGCTAAAAACCCAGCCATTAAAGGATCGCGCAAAAACCCATTTCCCATTTCCCTCCCATTTTGAAATTCAAAGTCACAGGACAATCGCGCCTTCGTGACCCCTATGCTTTTGATCGTTAAGAAGGACCCGCAGCCGTCGATGAGATGTTTTGACTTTTGATTTGCAAACCTGTGGTGTGGGGTACGGGGAGTGTGCGGGCGGCTGATTTGCCATCGGGCTGGCTCAGCCGGGCCTTTCATGGGGAGGAGTGATGGAGAAAAAAGGCCCGTTATTGATGGCGCCACGGAGCCGGGCGCAAGGTTGAATATGGATTGGCTATACACGATAGATTCCCCCCGGGAGCATGCCGTGTGTTTCCAGCAGGAGGTAGATTTCCAGCATGGTGTTTTCCACCTCCTGACGGAACTCAAGGTCAGTGTCCCGGATGCCGTCCGGGTGGCAGTGCTGATTGAATCGGATTTGTTTGAAGTGGATCGATGAATAATACTGGCAGTGGTGCTCCGCGTACTTGAGCATGCCCTCGGCCAGGCTGTGGAAACCCATGGCGCGGGTGTAGGCGATCACATCGATGATGGTGCGGTCCGTGACCGTGATATCGAACCGGTGGATGGCCTCCATCTCCGCCCGGATCTGGTTGGAGAAGATCCAGGCCTGGGTTTTTTCTGATCCGGTCTGGTTGATGTGAAACGGACAGAATGCCTCAAGATCTGCCAGGACATGGACGGACTTGCCCGGATTATACAGCTTTTCCTGCTGGGCCAGCTGTAGGGCCGCTGTGGTTTTACCGGTGCCGTGCGTACCGGAGAATGATCTGATGAGCTTCACAGTGCCCCCTATGCAACGATGGAAACGGTGGCCGCTATTTCTTGAGGCCCTGTCCGCATTAACAGATAATTCTTGATTCTTTCAATCGCCGCCTGTTTCCATGCCGCCCCGTCTGCTTCGTGAATCGAGAAGACCGGTTTGCCGTCAACAACTTTCATGCGGAAGACAAACACCGATTCCGGCTGCTCAATTTCTGAAAAGGTGCGGTATGGTTTCAGGGTCAGGATGTTTTTGATGGGGATGTCTTTCACCAGCGAAGACACACCCTGCTTTGCCGTCAGGGTCTGGGAAATGCCGTCATCTTCAATTTTTGAATTGGCATCCACACGGACGCTGCCGATGAACTTGAGCACATAGTCTCTGTCCTCGTTCTGAACAAAGTTGGTGTGCATGGCCACCACAAAGTCTTCATATTCATAGGACCGTCCAAAGGTGAACCTGCAGGGCCTGGCCGTGCTTTTGACAAGGTGCGGCCGGAGATTGAACGGTCCGCCCATGGGCATGTAAACAAACACGGTGTCGTAATCATAGATGTGGATCAGGAAATTTCCGATTTCATCCGGATCTTCTGAGCAGTAATCAACTATGCCGGACAGGTTGTTGATGAGAATGGGGTCTGGAAAGATTTCAACAGCCGGTTCCCTGCCCTTTAACAGATACTGGCGATCGTCAATTTCCACCACCTCCGGGCGGGCCATGGTCAGTATTTTTTCAATCGCGTCTCTAATCATTTGATTCCCTCCTGAAGGCGGTCACCTTGTTATGTTCCGGGAAAAGGTCTGCCTGGAAAATTTCAGTGCATTCCGGTTTACCGGCCATGTCTGTGCCGATATACACTTCGGTGTTGTGGCCCATGACCGGGGCCAGCTTTGCTGTGGCCTGAATGGTCACCTCGGCGGCGGCCCGGTCGTTTCTGGGTTTCAGTTTGATTTTCAAAACCACTTCCCTGGCCGCTGTCGGGTTTGTGTTTTTGTCCAGGATGTTTTTGAGCACCCGGTCCAGCTCCAGGTTGGCCAGCTCGATGGCGGCCACGTCGGACATGGTTTCGATGGTGACGTTTTTCATCTCCTGCATGCTGTTTCTCCTCAAGGGTGGTAGTTTTGTATTTGCTTGATCAATCCGTGAATCTCCGGGCCATCGGCACTGACAAACTGAAAATGCCAACCCCCAGCCAGTTAATCCATGGAAACCATGAGCCATCAGATCCGGCCAGAATGATGCCGACTGAAAATGCGATTCCCGTCAATGCCTTCAAAAAACCTCCTTTCGTCTGGGGGTTGTATCCAAACGCGCCCCAGACTCTCCAATATTATGGGTTATTTTGCCTGGTCCTCGTAAAGGGCCAGGGATTCATCGATGTCCTGTTTTGCCTTGCGGCACAGCTCGCGCACAACGGCCCGGGGCTGGTTTTCCCGCAGGGATGTGTGAAACGCGGCCAGGGCCGGGAGGTCGTCCAGGCATTCCTCTGCCAGGTTGTCCTTGTCCGGGTGGATCTCGCCGTCACACACCAGGGCGCAACCGACAATGGCGGCCAGGTAGTCCACGGCGGCCCGGGCAAAGTCGGCCCTACCTCGCTCCATGAGTTTTTCCAGAGTGATGCCCAGCATTTCCAGAGGGTTCTTTGTAATGGATTGGGTGGTGGCGGGATTAGCGCTCCATCGAAGCAGTGTCCTTTCGGAACAATTCCAGATTTTCAACACTAAGGACTTATTTTTTAGATGGTAAACGGCCCCGGAAAACCATTCCCAGGGGACCACGGGTGTGCGTGTCGGTTTGCGGTTCATTTCGATAGCCCTGCTTTGTGTTCTGGTTGATCTTGTGATAATGAAAAACTGTTGATAATGACCTTAACAATGGAGGCCACATGGAAATCGAAATAAGAATTCACGGAAAGAACATGGCATTGCTCAAAACCGTGAAAGTCGAAACAGATGTTGTTCCGCGCGTCGGTGAAACTTTTTTTCTTGAAATAACCGGCATGGAAGATGATGTGTCTTACCTTGTCCATGATGTTATTTATTATGTAGGCGAGCATCATCTGTCTCCTGTTGTTTCCTGTCACGAGGCGACTCCATCGGCGCACAGGCGAATCGTATTAGAGGAACACGGTTGGATTTAGGTTTTTGCCAATACCGTCAACCTCTTCTCTAATCCGCACAATTTGTCTGAAAAGATGGGTGTTTGATTTTTCTTCGTCAGCAAGGGTCCTGATGATTGCGTAACAGCCATGGTCAATTTTTTGGAGGCCTTCAGAAATCTTTACCAATGTGTGAAGATCGATCGCACCATGCGTTTTCACGCCATCTTTCTGCACATCCACGGCCGCGGTGATTATTTCTTCAGTAGATTGGTTTTCTTCTCCTGTCTGGGTGACAGTTTGCGGTTCATCATTTTGACGTTCCATTTTGTTCACTCCTGTCTGGTTGACGAAACGCCGGTCATTTCGACGTTCCAATTGATATTTCAGGTTGATATGGTGACAATGACAGGATTGGCGGCCGGCACCATGACACATATGTCAATCGGTCCAATCCCTTAAAAAAAGTTAATAAAAAATTCATGATGCCGGCCATAAGCTATGCAGCTTCTCCTTGTCTGATGGTTCGCTTAAATAAAATGGAGGATTTATGAAAAAACCGAGTCAAGAGGATCTTGAACGAATCGTTGCTGAACACCCTCAGCTTTGCGCCTATGGCATGGTCGATAAGGCGTACTGTAAAGACTTCAACCTTGATCTTGCCCAGGCAAGAAAGGACCTTGCCAATGAATTCAAGGAATTCAGCCTGTGTTGCGAATGGCTTTCCCAGTGCCGGCAGACGACGCGGGTGGTGGAAAGATCCCCGGACAGCAGAGGGCTTAAACACATCATTGAAAGATGGGCCGGGATTTATATTTCCCAGGGAGCTGTGATTGCTGCAGCGTTTTTTCTTGGCATTCCGTGCAGGGCAACAGACACGCGGCCATATGCAGCTATTGGGATTTCCAGGAGATGTCCTTTTTATCAAAAACATAAGGCTACCTGACCGATGTGTGCAGCCCACGGTTTTCAGGGCCGAAATAGATTCTCATCCAGGGGATCAGGCTGTCATCGTCGAGATCCAGGCCATGGCCGTGATTTTCCACAATGACATACTCAGCCGCCTTGTCTTCGGGTGTCAGACAACCTGTGCCTTGCTCCGGAAAATGCCGGGTACAGGAAATCCCGTGCCGCTTGTAATGATCCAGCAACACATTGGCAAGGTAGGTTTTGCCCTGGCCCGGGCCGTACAGTTGAATGATTTTCGGGGTGGTTTGTTCGGTGCTCATGCGGCTTCTCCTTGTTTTGCGGTATATGCTTCCCAGGCTTTTTGTATTTCTTCCGGTGACCCCTCCATCCAGAGGTCCACGGAAGTGCCTGTGATCCGGGCGATATCTTTGCCGACGCGGTAATGAGGTCGCCGGCGGCCGGCCAGGATGTTGCTGAAAAAGCCCTGGGAAATCCCGATTTCTTTGGCTGTATTTGAGATGGTCGGTTTCATGGAAATCGTTTTATTCCATAAGGGAATGGTTTGTCAAGGACAAATATTCACCAAAGGAATATTTTTTCATGGTATTTCTTTAAGGAATATGAACAAAATACAAAAAAATTTTTGCAAGGCCCTGAAAAGATACAAAGAAAAGCATTACAACTATCGGGGCGGTGTGAACGACCTGGCAAAAAAATTGAATCTTACGCAAGGTCATTTTTCGAACGTTCTTGCCGGAAGGAAATGCCCGGATGAAACTTGGCGCCGCGAAGTTGCCGCCAAGATCGGCATGGATTATGATGCCATGATCGGCATCGAGAAGCCGGAAAACAACATTGTGCGGTTCGAAAGCGTTGAAGACAAACAGCACTATGAAATCACCCGACTGTTTTTAAACAAGCCACAGGCCATTAAAATCAATAAGCTGCTGGCGGAGCTGGAAGCTGTGGATCCTGACAAGCTGATCATGGTGGAACAGGTGATCCGGGGATTAAAAAACACGGCGGAAGAGGACCGAAAAACCGCCCAAAAAAAGAGAGAGGCAGGCAACGACAAGACATAGAGGCCGCATTATCCATTTATATCCGGACTCTTCATAAATCAATCAGGAAAAACCCTTAGTCCAGCATAGGGGTTTTTACCTATCGAATTAAATCTGTCATGGAGGCCCAGTCATGGAAAACTCCACACAGGAATCAACGTGTCCCAAATGCGGGTCCGGCCGGGATCCAAAGTCTGAGGAGTGTCCGCGCTGCGGAATCATTTTTGAAAAATATGAAATGGTGCAGCGTAAGAAAGCCAGGGAACAAGCGGAACTTGAAAGCCCAGAAGTGGTTCACACCCCAGAAGACAGCAATCCAAAACTCACTCAGTGTAAAACCTGCAAACAAAAAATATCTAAAGCGGCCAAGGTGTGTCCGCATTGCGGCGAAAAAAATCCGGGTCTAAAAAACATGGGACCAGGTTGTATGGTTTTTTTCTTGGCTGTTGTATTCATTTATTACTTTATCGCGTTCGGATTAGATGGAGACGGAAATAACCATGTACAGACAACTACACCCGAATATCGAATGGCTGCATTGGATGCCGGATGGAAAATTGAGGAGACTGACCCGTCAATCAATCGCTACAGATACCTTATTAATACGATCTCCCGAAAGACAGGCGAGCCCAAAGAAAGGATCTCTGATATCACTTATAATGGACAGCAGGAGTTGTTTAACAGATATGGGAAAGAAATCACTTTATTGGAAATTATGGAACAAGCGAATATCGCTTTATCCGGTGTAAACGCAAAGATCTCTTATGCAGAAGTGGTATCAGCATTAATTGTTTTAACCGGAGAGTGACAAAAACCAAGGCCGGTTCGAAGCCGCTTTACTTTTTATAACCTTTTAAAGGAGCAATGCCCATGACATTTGAAAAGCAGATCCAGGAGCTGTCTGAAAGCATCCCTGGGATCAAGCAAAACATTCTCAATGAAGAATCAACCAAAAATTCTCTTGTTCTGCCATTCATCAAAGCCCTGGGATACAACATTTTCAATCCAACGGAAGTGATGCCGGAATTCACAGCGGATGTCGGTGTAAAAAAAGGGGAAAAGGTTGATTATGCCATATGCATTGACGGAAAACCGGCCCTGCTTTTTGAATGCAAATGGTGCCAGAGCAGCCTGGACGATAATTGTGCGGCCCAGCTCAGAAGATATTTTCATGTCACGGAGGCCCGCATAGGGGTTTTGACCAACGGCATCAAGTATCAGTTTTATTCAGACCTGGACGAATCTAATATTATGGATGACAAGCCCTTTATGGAGCTGGACATGGAGGCGGTGGACACATCCTTGTTAAAAGAGGTCAGAAAACTGGCGAAAACTGATTTTGAGCTGGACAAAATGCTGCTTACTGCCAACGATCTGAAGTACACCCGGCAGATCCGGAATCTGATCAGCGAACAGTTCCAGAACCCTTCCCCGGAATTTGTCCGGTTCTTTACCTCCCAGGTTTATCCCAAACGGATCCTGCCGGGTGTGATGGAAAAGTTCACAACGATCACCAAAAAGGCGCTGAATTCATTTGTCAACGCGCAGATCAATCAGCGCCTGCAATCGGCCCTTTCCGCCGAAGAACATGAACCTCATGACGAGGATGACTCCGTTGAAGAAACGGGAGATGCCGTCGGCATCGTTACCACCGACGAAGAAATAGAAGGTTATCACATCGTCCGTGCCATTTTGAGCAGAAAGGTGCCACCGGAAAGAATTGCCAAGCGGGACACCAAGTCTTATTTTGGCGTCCTGCTGGATGATAACAACCGCAAACCCATCTGCCGGCTGCGGTTCAATACCCGCCAGAAATACATCGGCCTTTTTGATGACCAGAAAAAAGAGACCAAACACCCGATCGAAAAAATCACCGACATATACGCCTATGCCGACCAGCTGGAACAGGCGGTGACGTTTTATCAGGCGAATGAATAATTAGGGGAGTCCCTCCACATTCTTTACAACCAAAATTCGTATATTTGTATGAAATAAGGGGAAAATTATTGACTTTGTTTATCCAAATAGCATAAAAACTATTTACACAAGGGGAGAGGATGCCATATACTTTTTTAAAACAGTTTATAAAGGCATGCAAACATGACAGAAAAAATGTGATCCTGTGGGGAAAGGTGCTTGATGATGCAGAAAGAGATTTTAATTTACGAACGGCAAACCAACTCCATGAATTCATCGCTCACGGCGGCCTCGAAAATGTCACCCACCAAAACACAAAAGAATGGGAGAAAAACCCGAAACCGGAAAACCCCATATGGGTTCATGCTTATACATTCAGGACAATGTGTAAAATCGGTTATATGGCGGTCATGTACAACAATTTGACAAATAAGTGGATTATCAAATCTTTTAAACGCTCTGCCGGTTCAAACCCGACCATGAAAATAGCACTGGAAAAAGCATTAATCGATTTGAAAGGAAAATAAAAATGGAACAAATCACCTGCCCGGCGTGTGGAGACGACAACCTTGAAAAAAACACCATAAGCAAATCCCTCCATGAACCATACGGCGGTTCAAAAAATATTGATGTGGTGTCTTATACATGTAATTCCTGCGGCTTCTCCGGAGACATCTTGAATGAAAACGAGACAGCACTGCAGGCCGCGATCGATGAGCTAAAGGCCGGCGCGGTTAAAAACATTTTAGAAAATTTCCAGAAGCAGCACTATAATTTTTCAGCGATCGAGCGAGCGCTTGAAATTCCTCAGAAAAGTCTTTCCAAATGGAAAAGCGCAACCAAGCCATCAGCTGCAGCGGTTGCGCTGTTGAAATATTTACACCTTTTCCCCTGGCTGATAGAAGTGGCGGAACATAAATATGATTTTACCGCTGCCCAGAGAATCCATCTGTCAGATGCGTTCAATCAATTTGTCAGTCAGATGACCTTCAACGAAGCGGACCGGGGATTTGAAACAACCACCACCATGGAAGTCTTGAGATTAACGGTTGAGAAAAAATTTGATTCGGATCTTCAAGAAGGAAACGACCAGGGTTTCGGGTTTTCTTTTATCAATCAGGAAAATGAATGTCTGGCAAATGCATAGGGATAACAATGAAACTGATCAATTTTATTATATGCGATGATATCCGGCAGGAAGTGGGAAACAAACTTTCGTTGATGGGTGTTTATTCTGACTCCATAAATTTTCAATCAGTGGCTGATAAAGACGGCCAGTGGCCAAGAACAAAGCGGATTGGTCTATACGTATTGATCGAAACAGAAGAAAGGGAGCAATTAAAAGACATTCAATCATTTGAGATTGAAATTGATTATAATGGTGAGGTCCAGAAAATTGGCGGAAGCGATGTCCCCCCCCCCAACCTGAAAACACAAAAAGGGGTGGCCATTCAAGCCATTTTCGAAAGGTTCAAATTCAAAGAGCCCGGCACCATTTGTTTCTCCATTCAATTTTTTAATAAAAATGGTGAAAAGCTTTTCGATGCCAGATCCCCTAATCCCTTAAAAGTTGAAGAAACGATTCTCCCCATCAAAAGCTGAATCTGTTTAAAAAATATACTTGACACCCAACGTCCCTATCCTGTAAGTTTTTAAATATCCAAACGCGCCCCAGGCTCTCCGGAAACGGAGGACCGAATGGCAAGACAATTTGAAAAACCCGAAACCGGCCGCCCGGCTGCTTCGGGTTTTTTGTGTTCAGGGGCGCCCTGCCCGCTCGATCCCAAACAAATCAACCGTGGCGACTATTGCCACCGGTATGCCATCTGCACCGCAAAAAAGAAAATCGATCCGGCCCAGACCGTGTGTCTGATTTGCAACGACTTTCTGCCCCTTTTTCCCAGGGTGGATCCGCTGGCCCAGGCCTGGGTCATGGGGTTCATCGTCGGACACAAAACCATCAAGGCCGCCCTGGCGTTTGAAGCTGCCCGGTCAGGACTGGCCGCGGCACCCTCCCCCGCGCAGAAACCGACACCGGTGTCAAAGGCAAAATCAAAACTGAACGGCCGCAAATCAAAAGCCTCACGGCCCGGGCGACCCCGTGTCTCAGGCAGTCCCGAACCCGGACCTGGGGAAAAGCGATGCTCGAATCCGAATTGCAAAAAGCCGATCCTTCCCGCCACTCCGGAGTATTTTCACAGAAACAGGCTCAACAGGGACGGCCTGAACTATTACTGCAAGCCCTGCCAGGCTGATAAGCAGGCTCGCGTCTATGAGAAAAACAAGCTGAAAAACACAGCATGGGTGGAGGCAGGGCCGCCGATCGGGGAGGAGGTGCCGTTATGAATACAAAATATGAAATCGTTGAAATCAATCAAACCGAAATCACGGTTGACGTGTCTTTGTTGTTCAAGACGGAAGAGATGTTTTTCAATGCCACGGAAATGGCAAAAGCATTCAACAAAGATGTTCGTGAGTTTCTCCGGAGTGAGCCAGTCAACGAATACATCAGGGTCGTTTTAAATGAGGGAATTTCCCACATTAAAAAACGGGAAGACCTGATCCGAACCAAAAAGGGCAGAAATGGTGGAACCTTTCTCCACAATGAGCTGGCCTTTGAGTTTGCTGGTTGGTGTTCACCTATCTTTCGCCGCAATCTTCACAAGTGGGCTGAACAGAAAATACGCGAGGCAGCAGACTGGAAGCAGAAACGCCTGGCAGCCAAAACCGGTTTTTTGCCGATGACCGAAGCCATTCTGAAAAACCATGATCCGGCCATGCCTTATCATTTCTCCAATGAAGCAGACCTGATCAACCGGATCGTCCTGGGGATGTCTGCAAAGAAATACCGGAAAATCCACCGAGTGGATGATGTCCGCGAAGCAGTTTCCGCAGCGGAGCTGGCAGAGCTGGAACGACTTCAGCGGATCAACACGGGTTTGATTGAAATCGGCATGGATTATCAGGAACGGAAAGAACACTTGATCCGGTGCCATCAGAAAGAACTGATTCTTTTGGGGGAGGTGCCAGATGGCCAACCGGCGTAAAGTCACACCCAAGCTCAGTGATATCCCGTCTCACCCTGATTCAGATGCCCGGTGCTGGTTCTGCGGACAGACCAGGAACGTTCCTGCAGGTAAGTACGATGGGTTTTGTATGAGCTGTTATTTAGAATTTCAGGAAGATGATATTGCCATGGAGCTGTGGGGCGTGGAGGCGATGGTATGAATGTCGGTGACGATCTGATGAAAAATTACCCAACCCATGTGCCGTGCAGGCATTATGGTGATGGGTGGTACTGTGATGCTTCCTGTTCTTCTCCCGCACCTGGCAATCCGCATGATTACAACCCGGATGCGGGTCTTGAAAGGGCGTGCAGCCGGTTCTGGGTGTGCCGAAAAGCCAAAGGCAGATTTTTCGGACACATCGATGGGCGGCATGTGGAGGCCCATGTTTTTGAATATGACGGAGACAGGGCCATTATCGCTGCAACTAAAAAGTTCACTTACAAAAAATATCCCGGGAAGTACGAGGCAT